TTTTACCAACTAATGGAAAATGAATAAGCAACAAGCCGCCCCTCCGAGCATGGAGGGGTGCTTAAAACAAATGATTATGGAAATAACTATCAAGCAACAGCAGACAGACATCCGCCAAGTATTAGATGATGTTTACGAAGAGATTAACTGGGCATACCTTGCCAAAAACTATTTCGGTAAGAGCAGGGCATGGCTGTACCACAAATTCAGCGGTCGCAATAACGGTGTGGCAGATGATTTCAACGATATAGACAGGGAAAAGCTGCGTTCTGCCCTCAAGGACATCTCCGAAAGGGTAAGCAATGCTGCCGACAGGCTGTAACACAGCCGTTTTTTAATTTGACGCCCCGCCCCGATACTTCAACCGTGTCGGGGCATTTTTTATAAAAATAATTGCTGAAATATTTGGATAATACGAATAAAAGTATTACCTTTGTAATGTTCAATTAAAAAGGTAATAACAATGAAGAAAAAATTAGCACTTACAGAAACAGAGTTCGATTTTATCGAAACAGTAAGAAACTACAAAAAGAGTTATCCAGACGGCTCACCAGAATTAAGATGGTATATTGACCGCTTATACATGGAATTGCTTGATGAAGATTATTGATAACAAGTTCCAGCCAAGACAAAGGCTGGAACTAAAAAAACATAACACTTATGGCTACAATGATATTGACAAAAGAAAAGGCTGGTACAATGAAAGCGCAGTTAAGAGATATTTTATTATCCATATCATGGGCGGATTTGTCAAAGACATATTTTGGCAAGTCAAACTCATGGCTCTACCACAAACTTGACGGAATAGACGGAAACAAGAAACCCACCGAGTTTACGGAAGAGGAAAAGTACAAGCTCAAGGGTGCGCTCTGCGACCTTGCCGACCGCATCCGCAAGGCTGCTGACACCATACAATAAGCCTACGGTTTTTATATTACCACCGTTGAACAAAAGTCGCCACTGGGCTTGTGACGCGCCGCCCCGACACCTCAACCGTGTCGGGGCATTTTCATTCCGCCCACCTTTCCGCCTCCCAGCTTCTTCTTTTCACCAGTCCTGCCAACCTCTTGCCACCGCTGGTCGCCCACCTCAAGAACTCTTTCTGTACCTCTGCCTTGGGCGCATCGTGCATAATCTTCTTCAGCAGCGTAGAGCTTTTCAGCTTTCCAACCCCAACGTTGTAGGCGAACGATACTAACGCGTCAAACTGCCCTTGCGTCCTTATCTTTGGTATGCCGAGCTCCTCCGCCTTTTCCTCGTTGATGCGCATTCCTGCACGCACATCGCCTGCGCTGTGTCCGTAGCCTATCGTCCACCACCGTTCTGCTTTCGTTGGCTTATAGGCCACCAATCGAAGTCCCTCAAATTCTTTCAGTTTCTGAATTAACAAGTTGCTTGCTCTATATTTCATCATTTTAGTTTTTTAGTTGACGAGTTTATGATAATTCATAATTTTTAATTCATAATTCATACTTTAGTTCACGAGTGTTTAGTGTTGCCTGTTATGAATTATGAATTATGAATTAAGCTGATGAGCTGTTAGCCACAATTATGAATTATAAATTATGATTTTTTTTCACGTCTCCCCACTTTTTTCTTTCTCTTTCCGTTATCACGTCCAGCCTGTCGTCCGACACCATATCCTCCAGCTCCTCCTTATCCTGCCTGAATATAAGCGACAGGAAGAACACGATACTCGCTTTCACGCTGAAGTCATAGCCGTACGGCTTGAGCATGTTCCCCACGATACTCATCCCCTCTATCAGGCACACCAGCAGGCAAGCCCACTTCGTCACCTCCAGCGTGTGCCCGGCTGCGCAGTCCACCATCGCCACGGCCATCACCCACGCCACATACGTCACTATCTTGCTCATCGTGGCGCGCAAGGCTCGGCTCGGAGAGATATGTATGCCCAGCTTCATGCTCTTACGCAGACCGAACACCAAGTCGCATATCACCACCGCCAGCATTGTGAATATCCACGGCAGCATCGTCCTCAGCGTGTCCTGTAGGAACACCGATGACAGCGACACCACCACGCCCGCGCTGCTCTGTTCCACTATCGTTCTTGTTTCGTGCATTTTTGAGTTCGTTAGTTTTTTAGTTTAAAAGTTGACAAGTTGATGGCTCGTCTAATTTTAGTCTAAACTTAGTCCAAACTTAGTCCCACATAGTCCCACATAGTCTCACTTAGTCCCACATAGCCCGCATTTTCTCAATAACTGGATAATTCCCATCTGCCACATCCTATGCTTTACTGCCTGACACCGCACAAGCCCTCCGTGACGTATATCCAAAGACCGTCAGAGCCACCAACATACAGCAGTGATATTTTTGTGTGCTGTCTCACAAATTCTTCCGTCTTCACTTCATCCCAAAATATCTTCGAGAAACCATCTGTCTTCAAATAACACCAGCCTGTACCAGTGTTGATAATCACCACCTCCATGCCCACGCTTGGTTTTTCAGGTAATGTTATCCAAACATCGTTATTCGGTTTTGTATCTGCCACGATGGTGGCGTCAGTAGACTTCATGACGTAGGATTCGTTTGGGTGTAACAATTTCACGGTAGGCTTGCCTGTGTTTATCTTTAGGTTGTTTTTCCCGTCAATGTACAATTGAGACAGCCAAAGGCTGTTATCGCCAATATATGGTAAAGAATCCATTGTAATGTTGAGACGCGCCCCGATAGATTTGTCTGAAAAACACTCAACTCTAAACATGCCAGAAATGTCAAATGCTGCTCTCTTACCTGTCTTATCAGACGTGTCAAGGGTGATGTCGTTACCTCTTACGCCTATGGCATAGATACCGAACTGGTTAACCATCGCCCTATCTTCCCCAGTCTCCGTGTCAAGAATGGAGATATAGCCAGCATGAGGCCTTAAAACAATACAGCCTTTCCCCGATGTGTCAATAGAGCGCAAAGCCCCGTTCTCGTCCACCATGAATGTCTGCTCGCCCTTGTTGTTCCGCACCAAGAAGTTGTCAGCAGTGGCCGTGAACTTCCTGTTCCTGATGTCCAGCCCCGTGTCCAGCAGTGCATCCACCGTGCCGTCGTATGCGCACCACGGGGTTGCCGTATCGCCCTCCTCCAGCTTGGGGTGGCAAAGATAGATAAGTTCCGAGAAATTACCTTCACCCGAAAGTCCCACACCCACCATGATGTAGCCTGTGGCTCCTGTGGTAAACGTGTAGCTCATTCTTTCCCACTCATTCTTTGCAGGAACTGTCGTCCACGGCATCGTGCTGTCTTTTCTTCCACCAGTAAGGCTTTCCATGTTAAAACTTTCCGCCACCGCATAGCCTCTGCCTTGCAGTATCTCCGTTCTTATCCAAAACGAAAAAGTATACTTGGTATTGGGTTTTACCTTGACGTTCGATTTAGCACCAAAACCTATTTGCCAATACAAGCCTGCATAGTAGTTCCCTTCACCGTTTACCGCTGCAACCTTTGCCTTGATAGCGTCCGCACCACCAACGCCACCGCCTTTGAGATACTCAAACCACTCTTTGCTTTCCACTCTCGTGGCATTCAGCCCAACACCCAGCCGCTTCTCAATGGCTTCCTTGCTGGTGGTGTCCACGCCGTCAAGATTGAGGTCACTGCCCCAAAGCAAGTTCGGGCGAGTTCCGTTGTTCACCGTCATGCTGATTTCTTTTGATGTCTGCTTCATCTGCGTGAACTCCTTGGAGAGGTTTCCCACTGTATTAGAAGTCTCATTAATGGTCGCCTTAAACGAGTTCATATCACCTTTGACGTTGGTAATATTTCTTCTTATCTCTCCGTTCTCCGCGTCAATGTCGAACACCACCTTGGGCTTGAACGTGATGGGCAGCACGCGCCTGTCCACCAACATTATGCCTTTCGTCAGCGTCACCGCATAGCTGTCGTGTGGCCGCTCCTCGTATTTAAAGCGACTCTGTAAGCCAAACACGCCATTATGGGCTTTGAAGCCGCCCAAGCCACCGCTCACCTTCAGCGTCATGTCCTCGGCTGCGAGGTCGGTGACGAAGCTCACACGCTCGCCTACTGACTTCCGCACTCTGTACACCAGCCTTACGTCCACCCATTTCTTCTTGTCGTCCTCGATGTACGCCTCCGCCCTTTCCACCAACGGCACAAGCGCGTAGCCCACGGCATCCCTGCCGTCCTGTATATTGTCAAGCCTGCCTGGCGCAACGGCTGTCAAGCCCTTGTATTCCACCACATACTCCACAAAGAGCGTGCTGCCGTCTCGCTGAGCGTCAACCCAATAATCCTCTTTATTGGTCTGAGGTTTCACCCAGTCCGCCTGTCCTGCGCCCTTGTATCTGTAACTCACCGTGAAGTCTTTCACCTCCTGCCCGTCATAGAACACCTTCACATAGCTCTTCACTCCTTTTGTAAATCCGTTGCGGTATTTTTTTGATAAAATATTTTTTTTTTTCCCCCCCCCCCCCCCCCCCCGGGGGGGGGGGGGAGGAAATAGGCTGGTTTTGTTCAAAGTTCAAAGTTCAAAGTTCAAATTTCAAAGTTATCACAGATCAAGCACTCCACTTGTGCCATGTTGTTCACCTCCTGCGCACTCAGTTCTATTCTTCTTCCGCACTGTTCGTGCCGTTTGTTCCAAATTTTGTCAAACTCAGGGGTCCCGCTATGGATAACCCACGAGAACTGCCAATCTTTCAGCGTTTCGGTAATCTCTTTTGTTCCATAAAATACCACGGCAAAAAGCCAGACAGAGCCTTGCCCGTTACGAATGATGTTGCCGTTGGGCGTATCGGTGAGAATATTTACGGTATAACTACTCTCGCCTTTATCTCCTTTGCTGCCCTTGTCCACCAACATCATCCATGCATCACCTTTGCCTGGTTCTTCTGTCGTTCTCTTACCAGGCTCAACGATGCACAGCCATTGCCTGCCGTCATGCGTTACGCTGTCGTAGTAGCCGTATTCCTTTCCGCTTTTCCATTCACCGAGCAACACAGGCACGGGTCTTATCTCGCCCGATGAGCTCCTCGCCCTCAAGTTACCAACAATCTGATTGTCGTTCCTCGCAAAAAACGTCTCACGATGATTCTCCAACTGAAAATCATCCACACCCACATACTTTGCCCAATAAGGCGCAACCAGCCCCACGTCCAGCGACTTGTAAGCAGAGTTGATAATCACGCACTGCCTGTCCGCATCCACACGGTTGCCCACCTGCGCCAGCTCATCACCCACCTGCGGCCTGTCGCTGCCCGTGGCAAACTCCGTCTTGCTCAGCACAATCTTCAAGCACTTGCGTTCCTTACCGCCAATGACGCGTGTCTCCGTCTGCGTGGGCGCATCCGTCACCAGCCGCCAATAATAGTGGTTGGCCGTTGGCGTTCCTGTCCCCCCTCCTTGGTAGGGGTCGGGGGAGGCTGCCGTCATGTTCAGTCCCCCGTGGCACAACATCTGGTCGCCATTGCGGCACATCTGACGCAGCACCTTGCCGTCTTTCTCGCACAACTGGTAGCACGCGTACCCATCGGCCGTCTCCTCACAATCGTCCACCTTAAACGTAGCCGCACTCTGAATGATAATACCCCCGGCCGCCTTTGCCTTCAGTATCTCCAG